GTGGAGACCTAATTATATCTGGATTCTTAAGAGAATCTAACCACTCCTTTTCACCCTTAGATCCCGAACAGGTTTGACACCTCCTTGCCCTGGTGATATCGCCGTCACCGTTGCCCGGATGAACATGATTTGTAGCCGTTGCCTCCCATGCTCTATCGCATTTTGGACAGTAAATACGAATGTAATCGGATAGCCGAATGTATCCAGTCAAATTGTACATATACAATCCACCCACAAGGTATTCCCATTCACCGTGTTTATTGGTGAGTTTCAACCATTCACCATCTCCTCCATGAAACCGTCTAAGTCTCTCTTTATATTCATCGTGTGGAATATGACCATGATGATTCTCACCAGAAGTTGCTGTCAGCATACACTTTTCACAACATCCGTGTTTTGAGCTTAAGTGTTCTTCTGGACGACAATCAAACGTATGATCATGTTCAATGCACCTAATACCATATACACGGGTTTTCATATCCTTAAAGTCGCAAGTACTATAGTCGAACCGACCTGACGCATCTGGTTCTACTGTGAGAGTCCTTTCTGTCGGAGGATGTATTTGAATAGCATCTCGAACAAATGGCCTTACATGTTTACCAATACTGTTTTCTATCGCGCACTGCCTACAATTTGTTCCTAAACGGATGATGTTATTCAGAGGTGGTGGATGAGTATTCCATCGACATGTATCTGGATGTCTCCTACACCTAAGACCACTCACATTTCCATTCATCTTCCCATCCCACCTCAGTTCTGATGTATCTATATTTGGATGGGTAGTAGACATTAGTTGAATAAGACTGTCGATTCTAGTCTGAAGAGGCAATGATTTGTTTCGTACCATGTCGATAGAGTTCATTTTGAAGGTAATTTATACTACTTATGTCAAACCAGATCCGTTTTAGACAACCACAACGTCTAACATTAATGCACTGGGTCTATGTTCTCAGAAGTGATGACGATGACATATATGTTGGAGAAACTACTCGTCTTTTTCGGAGATGGAACGAACATCAAACAGGGAGGGGTGGTGTAAATACATCACATGGGAACTATGAAACCATAGTTGCTGTCTACAATGTTGCTAGTAATCGCTCGTTTGCAAGGTATATAAGCGATAATTTTGTATGGAGATGCGAAAGATATTGGGATGATGAAGTTGATAAGCAAGATGCATTAGCTATTGAAAACTTTATAACAGAAAGGCTGCTAACTGATAGGGGAATCACTAGATATACCATAAGAGGTGGCAAATACTTGACGGAAGAAAAGTGCGAGAAATTCTGTTCTATTAAAAACCAACATCAGCGAGACAGACCTCTTTGTAAATGCGGGTATCCATGCGAAGTCAAAATGAAGAAAGATAAGACGAAGATATACTTTGTCTGTCCTGTTCCGGAATGGGTTGAAGGATTTAATGTCCCCGACAAGTGTAATTTTTGGCAAGAGTATGAACCCTACAGGAAAATGCGGGAAGAGTTAAGTAAGCCAAAGATTGACATTCGTGAAGTTTTTTCAGAACCATTTTGATATACTATCATCAGACTTCTTCCTTCGGCGCTTCTGGTTCAGGAGCCACTTTTGCTGTTTCCGTCGAGTCCACATCCACCGATACATCCATCTTCTTTCCACAGCAGTTCATGCGAACACGTTTGTGGTTCACGGCTGCATAGATTGCTCCTGCGCTTGAGACCAAAAAAGCTATAACTGAAAGGGCTCCACTTGCGTTTTGGTCCATTGTTTACTTAAGATACTTTACTTGAGGTTCGGTTTTACCTTGAACCGCTGCCGATCTTACTTGCGGTGTGTGGCACGTCGCTTACGACGACGACGGGTTCCTGCCCTGCGTACATAGGGTGCTTTGGGTGTGAGTGTTACTGTATAGTTCCCTTCGCCTTCGTCTACAACAGCAGCATTGTATGGAGGAATAACCAAAATTTCACGAAGATTAGGAGGAGTGCGTCTTGAATTCATTTTATCATACGCTCCGCGGCGAAAGGATTCGATGTAGATAACCCGAACACCAGGTTTGATATGCATCCTCAGCATACAACACTTTTCCTTCTTGTTTTTGAAGAAACCTGCCATGATCTCGGAGTGAGAGGTTGAAAGAAACGCGTTCCCGTAATTGGCTAACTCGTCCTTGCTTTTGATACCGCGCCAAACAGAAAGTTCTTCCTTCAAAACGGGTGCCCGATTCACAAGTCTGAGAAAATCATTAAGATATTTCTGAATAAATCCAACCTTGCTTGGTTCAGGATGGTTGGTTTCAATGAACGCCCTAACTACCTCTCCAATCTTATTCGGCGGCACATCTATATTCTGCAGCAAAACACCGTTTAAGATTGGAACACCGTTTGCAATATAGGATGTAAGCAAGTCTTTTTCTTCCCGACTCAAAGATGCCAAGAACTCGGTTTGTGCTTTGTCATCCGCTGCCGACAGATATGCATTTGACTTCGCACCCTTTGATGAAAGAAGCGCGTCCATTTCAGGCTGATATTCCGAATACCTACGAACATTGTCGTTATTCCGATCGACCAAGTTCACGTTGGCTCCAGCATCTACGAGCATGGTAACAATATCCATACGACCTTTATCAGCTGCCAACATCAGTGCAGTTTTTAATCGGTCGTTTTGTAGATCTACATTGGCACCCTTTGCAAGTAGCTGTTTCACTAACTCAGGATGACCTTTTGAAGCTGCCCACATAAGTGCGGTATTACCATCTTCATCCTTTACGTCCATATCACCTCCGGCATCAATAAACGCTTGGACGGAGGCCGGATCTCTCTCCATTGTAAATTGAGGCAGAAGTAAATAATTTATTCACCCTTGTGAACATCATAATACTTACCAAATACACCTTCTCCACCGTATCTGAATTCTAAGATCCGCGGACGTGTTGAACCATGCAAAAAGACTCGTTCAAGATCGGACATATCTGGGTTACCTTGGGTCAATGCCTGACTGACACCATTCAAAAAATACACGACTTCTCCATACGGGACCCAGCCCTGTTTGGCGAGATTCGTCACCTTCTCATTCAGCTCAAAAATGACGTCATCTGTAGTTGAATGTCTCTTCATGATGGAAGAGACGATGGTATACATCCTTTACACATATCGCGATTGAAAGTGTAAATGGAGCAATTCTATGTTAACACTCACAATCTGCCTTCGGATCAGAGGACGCATAAGTTTGACCAAATCATTGGCTTTCTTCGTCAGCATAATGTACATCAAACTGCGGACGCATTCCTCGAACTAAAAAACTGTTATCGTCCTTCGTTGTTTAATGAAAATCAGGAGTTTAGGATCTACCTTGCTTGGTGCCGTATCTACGACCTTCCTGAGGATAAGATTCTACGTCACATTGTGGCTCAAGGATGAGAGCCAAATATGAACATCAGAATCATAAACGCGAGCATAACCAACGAACTACCTGTATTGAGAGACATGGTGTCGTTATTGTTTAGTTAGATGGTTTCCATTTTAATTGCCAAACGGCCTGAAGTAATCGCGAATCGTATAGAACATCTCAAGATCCGTAGGACCAATCAGTTGAACCATTGTGGAGTCATCTGCATAACTGATGATCACATCCTCTACGAAGTCAAGACCTGCCCTCTTTGTAACATGCTGGACACAAGCAGAGAGGAACTTGTCAATTGGGTCACCCTCAACGACCTCGCTGTTGAAGAGACTGTTGTTTTGATAGATGATGATTGCGAATGACATTTTGAAGAGTAGTTCACTTAGTAAAAACGCTTCCATTTTATATCGGTTTCACGATCATCTCTGAGAAGAACTCTTCTCGGCTCATGAACGGTTCCATATCCTCAAAGGGTCTACTTGTGAAGGAACCATCTGCATTCTTAACTGCACTCAGTTTCGGATACCTATTTTGAATACAACAGAAGATCTCAAAGATCACAGTTCCTTCTTCCTTAACAAACTCATCAATCGCGCGTTCAAGATCATCGTTCTCACGTGTAGACATATACTTGATACCATATGCATTAGCGATTTTAGATGTATCCGGAAAAGAAAGGCCGCTACTGATATCAACACCAAACTTCTTTTTGAAAAAGGTTGTTTGTGTAATTTCAATTGCGCCGTAACTTGCGTTATTGAAAACTATAATCTTTATGGGGAATCCATGATGAACAATCGTTTGCAACTCCTGTATATTAAACTGGAATGTACCTTCGCTTGTAAACAAGACGAATTGTTTGGATGGACAAGCTATGTGTGATCCAATTGACATTGGAAGATCTGTACCCATATCTCCATGTCCGCTCCAAATGAATGTATCATTTCGTTTAACCCGAAGAAGTTGATTTACAATAATCGCAATAGACCCAGAACCAGTCGTAACAATCTTGTTTTCAGGCAACTTCTCAAACAAACTCTTCACTGCATGGTATGGATTAATTGCCTCTGTCTTGGGAGGAAGCTCAAATAACCACTTTGCCTTCCACCGAATACACGTTGCACACCACTCCGTATAACTCGGTGTATTGAAGTCAAATGAGTCAAAGAATACATTGAGATCTGCGTGGATCTTAACAGTGTAAGGAACAGTTTCTTTTTTTGTCTCATTTTCATCAATATCTACGTATACGATCTTTGCTTCGCGGGCAAATGTATGAGGATTGTAACCAACAACTGCTTGAGAAAGACGACATCCTAAAACAATTAATACGTCACTGTTTTGAACTGCAAAGTTTCCACACCGATCTGCATAAAGTCCAATGCGACCAACAAATGAAGTAGAATCCGATTCAATTAGATCTGAACCCAAATATGAAGTAACAACTGGTATACCTGTTTTCTCAACAAACTGACTGAACTTATTCCTACACCCTGCCAGCTTGATGCCATTTCCTGCAAGAATCATCGGCCTCTTTGATTGGCGAAGTAATGCATACACATCATCTAAGTAAATTCGTTCAGGATTTTGAAGAGGGATACTTTCTACAACATAATCGTCAATAAGCGACCCCTGGATATCAAGAGGAACCGATAACCATACTGGACCAGGACGACCTCTTGTTAAATTCTCAAGTGCAGTAGCTACAACATCCTTAACCTCGTTCACAGAAGTGATCTCATAACTGTACTTCGTAATGGACGAAACCATGCTAATAATATCACAATCTGAAAAGGCATAATTACGAAGATTTGATTTACTCGAGCGAATTGTATCAAATGACTTCACTTGGCCACTAAGAAACAGAATAGAAACACTATCTTGATATGCATCTAAGCACGGGGATACTGCGTTTGTTGCTGCAATCCCTGATGTTGTACAGACAACACTTGGTTTGTTAGATGTTTTGCTATATCCAAGCGCAGCATAACCACATGCCTGTTCGTGATGATGATAGTATATCTTGAAACTGCTTTTACCAAACGAGTCGTTCAAATGCATTGCAAAACCGCCCGTCAGACTAAATGACGTAGTGATTCCAATGCTTTCCAATGACTTGACTATGTAGTCACTGACACGTGTTTTCATTATTTTAATTAAATGAGCTTTCATATAAATGGAAGACCGCGTAGTCCTCTACCAAGGTATGTATTGGCTAAAAGATGATGGTGGTGGTGTAACGAAAGATTCTGCTACCGAAGATAGTTCATGTTGGCAACTTCTTAACAAATTCTATGATGTACCTAAGAAGATTAGTGAATGGGTTTTAAATAAGAGAGTCGTTATTCAAGCGGGTGGAAACAATGGGCTTTATGCAAAACAATATGCTCAACTTTTTGATACAGTATACACCTTTGAACCTGTTCCTGAACTCTTTTATTGTCTCAGCCGAAACGTTACAGAAGAAAACGTGTTTAAGTTTCAGGCATGTTTAGGTCATACACGTTCACTTGTAGGTGTTGGCAGAAAAGTTGGCAATAATGCTGGATCATCAAATGTATATGGAAGCGGTGTAGTACCCACTCTACTGATTGATGATCTAGGATTAGAAGTATGCGATTTGATTCATTTGGATATTGAAGGATTTGAGATCTTTGCTCTCAAAGGTGGAGAAAAGACAATTGTAAGATGTAGACCAGTTATAGTTCTTGAGACCGCTGGTTGGTCTTTTAGGTACGGAATTTCTCCCGATAATATCGTAACTTGGCTCAAAAGGTTTGACTATGAACAACTTGGATATGTTGATGGCGACTGCGTATTCGTCTGGCGCCCTCCAACACAAGTAAGCATTCAATCTATACTATCCAAACTTAAAAATAAGATCTAGTTCTCAGAATGAAGACCATCGTTATCTATGTAGTGACCAAGCTTTTCATCTGCAATGAGCCTCTGCAATCCCTCGTCTAGGGATACAGTTTGACTCCATCCTATCATCTTCAACTTAGATGGATTTCCACATGCATACGTTGACAGCTTTACTCGATCCAACTTTGGATCAAATACAACGGTTGATGATGTGTTAGAGATAATACGAATTTTTTCAATTAAATCGCGAACCCTTATCTCGGTACCTGAGCAGATATTGTATACACCATTCTGATTTGCTGCGATTATCGCATCAATACCTGTACAAAAGTCATCAACATGTAAGAAGTCCACTACCGAAGTACAGCTATCAACAGTCAATGTTTCGTTTGCAACGAACTTACGAATCATAGTAGGAACCAACCTAGTCTTTACATCGTTCTGGCCATAGATATAACATGGTCTAACCCAAGACCATGGAATCTTTCCTTCACAGATTATCTCTGAGATGTCTTTGAAGCAAAGTTTTGAGAATCCATACACGTTAATTGGACTACAAGCCTGACTTTCGGTGGCAGGTGATGTCATACGACCATATTCGGAAAAACTACCGAGTCCGATAAATCGCGGAGTTGGCGAGATTTTTGCAATCATGTCAAGAAGATCACAACCATATGAGATATTTCGGGCTTGGTTTGTACTATTTATATTTGCATAAGTGTTTCCTCCATCCCATGCAGTGTGAATCACAACGGTTGGAGAAAATGCAAGGACCTTCTCTTCAAGTCCAGGTGAAGAATGTTGAACAAACGTAATAGATTGAATAACATCAGTCAATCTACCCCATGACCTAGAGATAACCATTACCTCATTTCCCGCTTTGACCAGGTGCTTAGTCAGATTTGAACCAAGGAATCCGTTTCCACCCGTTAGTAACACGCGCATTACTAGTATATTGTTACGTCTGTAAAAACCCCTTAATGTGTTTACATACTTCATCTACATCATCGATCGTCATTCCGTGATGACATCCAACGAGAATACCATTCTTCATTATAATGTCTGCATTTTCAAACGTTTCTAGGTATCTACGATATGCAGGGTGCCTTGTGATATTACCTGAAAAGATAACACGGGTCTGAATATTCTTATTCTCCAAATAAGTTACAAGACCGAGGCGATCTTCTACTTGAAAAGGGAATGCAAGCCAATTGGACTTCTTGGTATCAGAGGGAAGAATGACTCCTTTGACATGCTTGAGATTCTCAAGATATCTCTCAACGTTCTTCCTTCGGATCTCAACAAACTTCGGGAGCTTCTTCATCTGCTCGAGTCCAAAAACCGCATTGACCTCAGATGACTTGAAGTTGTATCCGTGGCATGCATACAAAAACTTGTAATCATATGGAATTCCATCTACAAAGTGATCAAACCGCTCAACTACAAGCTCAGTATTGTCACCGATTCGCCCCCAATCGCGGAACATAGTTGCTCTTTTGAGGTACTTTGCTTCATTGAACATCACCATGCCACCGGACCCGCATGCAGTAATCACATGACTTGCGTAGAAGCTAGTTGTACTGATATCAGATTCACGAGTACAGATCATTGTGTCTGCGGAATCCTCAATCAGTGCAATATCAGTACGTCCAGTATCATCAAGCTTAATGCGGAGAGTCTTCCAATCCGGAGTATTGCCGATTAAGTTCGGGAGCATAATCGCCTTCGTAAACACAGTGATCTTTGAAATAACATCGTCAACAGAGGGTACATACGTGTTAAGTCCTACATCACAGAAAACAGGCTTGTAGCCGAGTTGGAGAATCGGCGCAACTGTTGTTGCAAATGTGCACGCGGGTGTGATGACCTCAGACCACTCGGGAAGATTCAGAGATGCAAGTGCCAAAAGACATGCTGACGATCCAGAGTTCACAAAGAGACCAAACTTCTTTCCAAAATAAGCAGCCACTTCATTCTCAAACTGAGTCGTGTACTTGCCATTTCCTGCAAGCCATCCTTCCTTGAGACACTTATTCACGGCTGTAATTTCCTCTTCACCATACGCTTCAAATCCGTTGGGTGCATACCAAATCTTCTTCATATTGTAAATCTGGCGCTATTATTTAGATAGTTACCTAACGAACTCCTCTATGGGCTCGGTCAGAGTTGCACGGACTTCGTCAAAAGACTTGCTGAATAACTGGGTATAATAATGTTCATAATTGGAAAGAACCCTTGCAACTGTGTCAGCAATTTCATCATACGGAACGATTATCATAAAGTCACGAAGAGGAACAAGTGAATCGTCCGAAGAAGATTCGGTCACTACGATCATCTTGTTGAAGACACACCGAGTTGTTCGTATCTGTTCATGCACTACAAATTCACCTGAATAATGAATGTTTACAAGAACCTTATGCTGAAAGAGTTCTTTGTCTCGTTCCTTACCATATACTGTTTGGAATACAGTTACATCTGGTATCTTTGCAAGGACAGTTCTCCGCCTATCATTTTCATTGAGACCAACGAAACATACGCCCTTTGTCTTTGGATAGTCGTAGATCTCGTTTGGATTGTATTGATACGGCAGATAGTAGACTGGAACATTGACATTGTAGGTCTTAATGTTCTCAAGACTATAATCGAGCAGTGCAGTATAATAGCAGTTTATCCATGATACTTGGTTTTTCGATGTCAGCTGCTCCATGTTTAACAGGCCAATTGCTCCACGAGTAATGTACGGTGGGACTGTTTTCAAGAAGATATAAATTCCAGGTTGATCTAGTACCTTACGAACACCTATTTCAGATGAAAAAACATGAAGAACAGAATTTGGGATAGAGTAAACTAAAGATTCAATATACTCTACAAAATACTGATAGTAATCTCCTTCAACTAGAAAGTGAATCATTATGAGAGTGACGTGAAGGAAACAAGGTCATTTTCAGCGAACGTTGCTGTTCTCTCGGAACCATCGATCTTATATGTGATCCAAAGTTTCTTCTCAATATCGGGATCCGGATCACCAAAGGTCATATTATTTGCAGTGAAGGTCTTCTTTCCACTCAAAAAAAGGGCCTGCACCACCTTTGTGCGGTTTGCTCCTGAAAGGCCATTTTTTGATCCATACCAAGCGTAAGTAATTTCAAGCATATTGTATTTGGTTTTGATTTTGGTTTATTCAGTCATACGCGTTAATAATCTGCCCAGACCGGCTCATCGCAATAGACAGACTGAGAATCGGACTTCAGCTTCAGCTTTGCAAGAATGGTCTCCCAGTCCTTCACTTGACCTGGTGTCATTCCTCGCGAAAACCGAAGACGCTCCTCGGCGTTCTCAATCTGCTCATCCACCGAGCTCAATCGCATCCGGAAGCGGTAGTTATCGTCGTCAGCAGTTGGGTTACCGCATGCCCACTGTCCAATCTCATGGTCAAAGGCATCGTTGCGGTACAGAGGACATTTGGGATCATCGTCATTATCGCAGGCACGGGTGCCACGGTCGTAGTTCCACTCGCCAGAGCAGACGTGTTCAGTTGGAGACTCGCGCCAAGGAGCTTCGGGTGGCTCAAACACGTGTCCTCGTGCCCTTGCTCGGCGCCGGTGTCCATCAACTAATGAAGGAGGGCATGTGCAATTCTGTGACCACGCGCTCAAACCACAGTCTTCGTCCTCCTCAGCAAATGAGATTGGAGACTCGCATCCGAACCTCTCGGCCCAGCAGTTTGAGCAGTAGCCATTGGCACCGCAATAAATATCATTCCCGCATCCGGGACATTCGCTTGTTTCGTGAGACATCTGCTCTGCAAGACAAGAATCACAAACAGCTTCGTAGGAGTCAACCTCCTTATCGCACTCGACAGTAGAACAGTAGAAAGTATGGGGCATTTTAGAGGGGGGCAATCCACTTACCCTAACGAAACCAGTTCCATTTTCTAGGGCTGAACGAAGACTATGGTGTGGTTACACCCGAGTCTTTGTTGTTGTTTGAGTTGGTTTTTGGTAAAGTATTTACTTACCCACCTTGCCCTTGAGCGCGCGCCACGCGAACGAAGACACAAGTGCAAACACGACGGCGTGCGTCAGGTTCACCGTCAGCGTGGAGCCACCCGGCGGGAGGCGGACGAGGACACCCGGAATAAGGAAATAGAACATCGCGGCGAGGAACAGAAGCTTAACCCACATTTTGTTTACTAACCGGAAAATTTTAAGGCTTGGTTCCAAAAAAATCGTGGAATACATGTTTGAGTTTATCATCCAATGTATCAAGGAACACGAATACTGCATAGACAAAAATCATCTGTCCGCCGAAGGATTCAAGATATCCCTCTAGGCCTTGGCTGACAGGCAATACAGGAATAAACGAATGGACCAAATAGGTTGTCCAGAATGCGATGATGACGATGATAGAGATCTCCATGGATACGTCCATCAACTGATACAGGTTTGACTGCTTCTCCCATGTTTCGTTGAACTCTGGGAATACGCGCCACATACACCAAGACAGTAGACCGCCGAGGAACACATAAAACACTCCAATACAGACAAGATTGATTGTCAAGTTAAACACTTGACCTTTGACCGAGGGAATTGAGTTCAAACCCGTGTTCTTCATTATTTACACGGGAGATTAGAGTATATACTATATGTCTTCTGCCCTCAGGACATGGGGTAAACACCTTGTTCTTGATGCCGGCAAGTGTGCACCAAGGCTGATTCGTGACAAGGGGGTCATTGAGAACTTTGCACGCACTCTGGTCAAGCGCATTGACATGGTTCCGTATGGCGAGCCGCAGGTTGTGATGTTTGGGTCTGGCAACAAGAAGGGTTACACCCTCGTTCAACTGATCGAGACGTCGAACATCACAGCCCATTTTGTTGAAGAGAACAACTCCATGTATTTGGATGTGTTCTCCTGCAAGGATTTTGACCCCGCTGTTGTCCAGGAGGCTGTTGATGAGTTTTTTGATGCTAAGCGGTTCAAGTCTACGGTTCTGCTGCGTCAGGCACCTGTTGAGGTGGTTGAGGATCTTCGTTAATACTCCATCAAACACTTGCCATTTGTAGTGCGTGTTCCATCGGGGCAGTTTGTAGGCTTTCGCTGATTTGACGGCATGTCAAAGTGTTCGGGGATAACACGCTGCAGAATGAAAAACGCAATAATCGCTCCAACAATCCACCATGCCCAATCAGTACGAGAACTCTTCATTGTTTTAGAAGAAGGTTTTCTTCAACCACTTGCGAAGAGTAAAACGACTGCGTGAACGACGCTTCTTCTTTGTCTTTCCACCCTTGAACATACGGGACGATTTGGGAAAGTCGTCGTTATCCATTATGTACTAAAAGCAGAATCTTTCTTGTTTGGACATGTATTGCATCCGGGCTTTGATGCCGGTGGATACCAAACGTACATTAAAAAAATTATAATTGTAAGTAACGCTAGCCAAATCCACATTATTTCCTATTCAGGAAAGAATCCATCTTATTTAACTTTTCCATAGTCTTTTCACAACAGGCCCTGCAAGCAAAGTCTTTTGCCATGAGATATACTCGTTCAAACTCGGGGTATCTGATGTCATTGTCGTAGCAGTTCATACATACTTCTTGCTTGTTTTTGCGTTGTGCGTAGGGACAGGTATCTGATGTTCCATAGTTGCAGCCGGCACAGAAGAGTTCGCTACAGCTTTGGCACGTTTCGCTTTTTTCCCGCGGGAGAAAGTGCTTTATGAGGTGATTCTTACAATTGGGGCACGGCATTTTGAAGGTGATATCTATTTGTCTAACAAAAACAAATCCATTTTATTGACAATGAAGGGTGGAGGCAATTGCAGCTCGAAATCAACTGCGGCTGAATGTAAGGACGAGATAAAGAATACGCAAAACCCGATGATAAAACACCAGACGTCATTTGAAGCTGTAGAGAAGCAGCTGAAACAGACCCACGAGAACCTGCTGAAGCTAAGGGATGAACGCGCGGAAGCAATCAAGGATATGAAGGAAAAAGATGAGAAGTGGAGAAAGGTTGGTCTTGAATACAAGGCTAAAGGGAATCCTACAAAGGCTGAAATGGCAGAATTCAAAAGACTCCACGCGCAATGGAAACATGCGGAAAGCCACGTTGAGCAACTCAATGTTCGTGCCAATCTGATGTTTGCAAACAAGAAACACATGGAAGCAATTTTACATGCACACAAGAACGCAGGAAAACGGAAGCGAAATCGCAAAACAATCCGGAAAGCAAAATGGGGATCCCGTACTACGTTGCGTCACTTTTGAGGACGCACAAGCATATTCAACAGACAGTTGGTAATTCACCGTTGGAAGTAGATGTTCTAGGACTAGACTTCAACTGCTTCATCCACACGTATCTCAAAGCAGAGAATCCTGTGGGGAGCATCGTCATTGCACTTCGTAACTTTCTTCGTGACATTGTTCGTGCGAAGAAAGTGCTAATTGCGTTTGATGGATTGGTACCGTATGCAAAGATTGTTCAGCAGAGGTATCGTCGTATGAAGAAGTCAGAACCAGCTGCCTTCGATAAGAATCAGATTTCACCTGGAACCAAGTTCATGGACGATTTGGAGGAGGCTCTACGCATGGTGTTTCCCGAATGTGAACTCTCAGGAACTCGCGAACGTGGCGAGGGAGAGCACAAGATCTTCACATGGCTTCGTGGAATGCCCGCAGAAGAACGCAAGGATATTGTCATCTACGGACTTGATGCCGACTTGGTTCTAATTTCCGTTGCACAATCAAGTCTCGGTAACATCCGCCTTCTGCGAGAGAGGGAGCTTGAAGGATTCTCTACGTTCTCAATTGAGACACTGAAGTCTGCATTGCCGATAGATCCATACGAATGGGTTCAGATGTGCGTGATGTGCTTTGGTAACGACTTCATGCCAACTATTGCAATGTTCTCTTTACGAGAAGATGGGTACAATCGGGCACTTCACTACATGAAGTTGCGTGATCTAGACAAGGCTGGCGATGACGAGGAAGCAGTGTTGGTCAAGCGGTCAAAGGGAAAGCATGTCTTCATTGTTTCCAAGGATGCCCTTGCGATAGAGGCCCGTATGGGAATCCATCTCATGGACGGTGTTGTTGATTGGGAAAAGGTGGTCTTTGCATTCTGGAAGACGTTCGAGTGGACGATGCACTATTTCAAGACTTCAGAAGTTCTAGACTGGTGTTGGTACTATCCTTATGCAGAAGCACCGATGATGCGAACTCTTACAGATCTGAAGGTTACCTACACGTTTGAATGGGAATATCCCGAACCACCATTTGGAATTGAAGATCAGATTGCATTCATCATGCCAGGTAAGAATGTATATCCCGATGAAATGTACGAAGAGGGACCTGATTCACGGTATCCGTGGATGAAGGCCTACGCATGGGAAGCCGATCCACTGATCTCTCTGCCTTGGAATCCATCGCAAAAACTAACAACTATACAGGTCATCGCCGGAACCTGAACCTACCTCCAAAAAAACCAGCTCTTGGTAAAGCCCGCTGATCAATTTGAATAGCTGGAATTTCACCAGGTTCCGATGTATTCAATACTTTAGGATGTAAAATCACAGTATCTTCATCAATTGCAATTTCAAACTCATTATCGCGTTTCTGGAAATAGTCCATTTCAATTTTTGTCATTTCAATAATTTTCTTACTCGCAACCATACCATTCACATCTTGCATTGTTCTCCAAAAACGACGTATATGATCAAGATAGGCTCTCCGATATTCTCGGGCACTTCGTGTCTTCACGTTTGTTCGCAGAGCAGCGAAACATTCCGTAACAGTTGGATAGATGATTTTATTGATCCGACGACTCACTGAATTGTGTACACGAAACGTGAATAACAAGAAGTCTTTGCGAGAGCTGAACATGCTTGGATAGTGCCCGCGATATGCCCTCACAGCCGTTTCAAAATGCTCCCTACAGCTTGGGCAGGTGATCGTTGCTGCAAACAAATCAAGCCATGTTTGCATAAGCTGCTGCTCAACATACGTAGGGTTATCAGGATAACACGATGCTGCCGAATGTAAAGTCATCCATCCAAGGGGTCCCCATATGGACGTCATTACTTTACTTTAGGACAATCATTCCTGCCTCCGTCCCGCTTTCAAGGATCTCCCTGGCAATGTGTGTAGGAGTTTTTTGATTGACAGTCATTTTGTTCCTGCGAAGTGCGTCACGAACCTCGTTGTCTGACATCGAACGGACCTTTGACTTAATTGTCTCACGCCTTCTCCTCATTCCAGACGGTGTCAATATGGTAAGAGTCCCTTTTGCAGATGTACGAAGTGGAGGAGGCTTTGCAGGATCCTTGACTCCAATAATTGGAGCTCCCCCTCCTTTGAGAACACCCTTGGGGTATGTTCGCATTGACCGGCGGCGAGTGCGCCTAGGTGCTGGAACTTCGTGTTCCTTGTCCACTTTCGTAATTTTGAACTGTGGCATACTCTTATAAGAAAATGGACAAATAGTATTTAGGCAGAACGTTCCCCAGTATAGGCACGATGGAGTGGCAAGCAGTCAATGCATATTTCGCAAATGGTGTACGCCGCCTCGTAGATCATCAAGTTGACTCGTTTGAAGATTTCATCCGTAACAAGATCCCCCTGATTATTCAGTCTACGGCTCCAATCACAGTTTGGCATGAGCAAGATGAGAGAATTAAGAAGTACAAGTATGAATTCAGGCTTTCCTTTGAGAACGTTTCCTACATCAAGCCGCGCATTCAGGAAGCAACGGGTCGTGTCAAGCCAATGCTTCCAATGGAGGCCCGCATTCGCAACTTCACATACGCATCGCAGATGTATGCCGACATCAGGTTTATTGCTAGGACCTATAAGGGAGAGAACCTTGATACATACGACGAGGAGTTTCGCGTCTTTGAGGGAATCTCTCTAGGTAAGCTCCCCGTTATGCTCGGTTCTAGCCTTTGTCTCTTGAAGGATTATCCGCTCAGCCTTGCTGAGTACGGTGAATGCGCTCACGATCCTCTCGGATACTTTATTATTCACGGATCAGAGCGGACGATTCTCTGCCAGGAGAAGGTTGCAGACAACCGAATCATGATTTTCCAAAACAAGAAGTCTGCTTCCAAGCACCTCTATTCAGTTGAGATCAAGTCTCTTCATGAGTCATTCACTATGCCACCTAAGAAGCTAGAGATCCGACTCAGTTCGAAGTTCAACGGATTTGGAAATCCACTGACCGCATGCGTACCACGATTCCGAGAGGACATTCCAGTTGTAATCTACTTCCGCGCAATGGGTGTTGCCACAGATCGTGATATTGTCCGACTGATTTGGGGTTCCGAGGACGAGGTTCATGCAGAGATGCTGGCAGCTTCCTTCCGCGATGCAGCAGAGACAGGCGTATTTACCCAGGATGATGCGATTTCATACCTGTCCAACCATCTACAGTATGCGACAAACCAGGAGAACAAGTGTGCATATGTTCGTCAGCTCCTGAATACCGAGTTTCTGCCTCACGTTAAGCTCGCTGGTGAGAACGCTCCCCTGTCAGTGCACAATGCCCGCAAGTGTGTTATCATGGGATCTATGATTCGCCGACTTCTACTGACCTACTGCAAGCAGATTCCGCTAGATGATCGCGATGCTTACCCGAACAAGCGCGTTGTTACGACCGGTGCTCTTCTTACCCATCTCTTCCGCCAGTTGTTTCAGAAGGTCTGTAACGATACTCGCAACGAGTTTGTTCAGGAGGTCAATAATGACAACTGGAAGAAGGGTGAGGCACCAAGGCCAATGGAGATTCTGAATATTAACAATCTCTACAAGATCCTCAAACTTTCCACGATTGAGGGTAAGCTGAAGCAGGCTTTAGCTACTGGAAACTTTACAGTCCAGGGTCTTGGTAGCTCATCCTCTACATCTCTGTCAAATGCTACGAAGGTTGGTGTTTCTCAGGTCTTGGCTCGCATGTCCTATGCATCAACTCTAAGTCATCTGCGTCGTATTCAGACTCCGGTTGAAAAGTCTGGTAAACTACTTGCACCTCGTAAGCTTCACGGAACTTCGTGGGGATTTGTCTGTCCCGTTGAGACTCCGGAGGGCCACTCAGTAGGTATTGTCAAGAATATGAGCCTATTGACTTCAATCTCTCAGCATGTGCCTTCAAATACGGTTCTTCATTTCCTCAAGGATCAGACTGGAATCACGTGGATCGATGTTCCGAAGGTCTATACGGGAACAAGCATCTCTCTGAACGGAGTTGTTGTCGGCTATACAGACGATCCTCATACTCTTGTTACTGATATGCGAGCTGCCCGCCGCACTCAGCGTCTTCATCCGCACATTTCAGTAGCTTGGTTTACTCTCATGAACACGATCATGATTGAGACAGACGGTGGTCGCTGCGTTCGCCCAGTATTCCGTGTTGGAGCTTCTCCTCCAGAGAAGAATGAGTGGAACGAGTGGGTCAAGTCCTGTATTGACTACATTGATGCGTCTGAGACGGAGACTCTGCGAATTGCAATGAACCGAGAGTCTGTGACAGATGCTCATACTCACTACGAGGTTCACCCATCTCTCATTGTTGGACACATGGCATCTACGATTCCTCTGTCCGATCACAATCAGTCTCCTCGTAATACCTATCAATCAGCCATGGGTAAGCAGGCAATGTGTATCTATGCAGGTAACTACGCCAAGCGACTTGATAAGAATGCCTACGTTCTCTGCTCGATCGGCCGACCAATTGTGGAGACACGTGCGATGAACATTCTGAAGATGCACGAGATGCCTTTTGGAATGAATGCCATTGTAGCGATTGCCTGCTACGGCGGCTACAACCAAGAGGACTCTGTGATCATGAACAAGTCAGCTGTTCAGCGCGGCTTCTTCCGCGGCCTCTACTATGGTATGTACAAGGATGAGGAACACCGAAATGTGACCTCGGGTCGCGAGGAGAAGTTCATGCGGCCACAGAAACACAATACTCGCAAGTACAAGAACACAAGCTACGCTGCGATCTCTGAGAATGGTCTTCCGATTCTCAACTCCGTCCTGGAGGAGAATGATGTTGTAATTGGCAAGGTTGTCAATCTCCGAAATGATGCAGCTGGATATGCATACCGTGACGCATCTACGACTCACAAGAACTCAGAGAAGTGCCGTATTGACGGTGTCTGGCAGGATAAGAATTCGGATGGATACCCCTTCATCAAAGTGCGCACAGTATCAGAGCGCATTCCACAGGTTGGTGACAAGGTCTCCTCGCGCCATGGACAGAAGGGTACGATCGGAATGATGATGAACGAAGAGGACATGCCATTCACTGCAAGTGGTCTGCGCCCCGACATCATCATGAACCCTCACGCTGTTCCATCTCGTATGACGATTGCTCAGTTGATGGAGAACATCTTCGGTAAGATTGGTGTTCGTAAGGGGACATTGGGCGACGGAACACCGTATAACCATCTGAAGGTTGAGGACCTCAAGGCTCACATGATCGAGCTTGGTATGCATCCTTATGGTAATGAGATCCTCTACAATGGACAGACTGGAGAAATGATGCAGGCCGAGATCTTCATGGGACCGACTTTCTATCAGCGTCTCAAGCACATGGTGATTGATAAGAAGCACTGTATGACCGATGACCACGACGTCTTGACGACAAGTGGTTGGAAACCCATTAACGAGGTTACACTAGAGGATAAAGTGGCTACACTGCAAGATGGAAAGGTTATCTATGAGAATCCCATCCAAACGTTTGAGTATGATTACGAAGGAGATATGTACGAGCTGGAAGCAAACCAGCTCAGTTTGAAGGTGACTCCAAACCATCAGATGTGGGTTGCTAAATCGTATACTCGTAAGCAAGAGTGGAGATATGGGTTTCACGAGGCTGCAGACATCATGGGCAAGCATGTAAAGTATCAAAAGGACGGTGACTGGTCTGTGCCAGCATACCAACTCAGTCTCCCGGGTCTAGGTGAAGTTGATATGGACGCCTGGCTGACCTTCTTTGGAATCTGGATTGGAGATGGATGGTGTACGGATAGTCGTGTAACGATTGCAGCCAACAAGCCGCGTGTCAAGGCTGCGCTGGAAGCCTGTCTACCGCGTCTCAATATGGCATACCGTTACTGTCCGAACTCATGCAAGCTGGATATCTCCGACAAGAACCTTCGTGCATATATGCGTCCACTGAGTGTGGGTGCAACGAATAAGTATTTGCCCGATTGGGTTTGGGAGTTGAACAAGGAACAGTCGTTGACGCTAATTTCAGGATTACTTCTCAGCGATGGTCATACATGTAATTCATCTCTACTCTACTCCACCTCATCTACTAGGCTCGCAGATGACATTCAGCGTCTCGCACTTCACGCAGGGTGGTCTGCGAATAAGCGGCTCCATACAGTTGCAGGTACTCCTTATACGATTGGGTCTCATTCTGGTGTCACGACACAGGATTTATGGTTGCTGGCGTTCATTCAATCCAAGAACCGACCCGCAATGAACCACGGTCACCACAAGACTCAGCACGGGCAGCGTGAAGAGATGGTCCCCTTCAATGGAAAGGTCTATTGCTTGGAGGTACCAGGACATGTCTTCTATGTGCGGCGTAATGGCAAGCCCGTGTGGACAGGAAACTCTCGAGCTCGTGGTCCGATTGTCTCGCTGACACGCCAACCTTGCGAGGGCAGGTCTCGTGATGGTGGTCTTCGTGTTGGTGAGATGGAACGTGACTGTATGATTTCACACGGTGCCTCGGTATTTACCAAGGAGCGTCTGATGGATGTATCCGACCCGTTCAGTACGGGCATTTGTAAGTCATGTGGCACTCTTGCGGTAGTCAATCCAGTTGAGGGAATCTATTCGTGCGGTGCATGTGGCAATAAGACCGACTTTGTGATGAAGACGATCCCATATGCAATGAAGTTGTGGATGCAGGAGTTGGAAGCCATGCATATCACACCTAGGATGATACTGGAATAGGATCTTCCTGAACCATAGTAGACAAGTTCTCAGTTGAAGGAGACTTGGGAAGCTTAGCGAACTTATTACGCCTACAGACAAACAAAAGCCATGCTCCAGTAGCAACAATTCCAACAATAGCAACAATTGCAATGGGCTCCATTTTTAACTTTGCGCGTTCATTCTGAAAGTTTCTCTCAACCAATAAACAAAATGGCTGAAACTACCCCCGTTGGAAACACTGGTGCACCTGCAGTGGGCGGTCGTGGACGTACCCGCCGTGGCCCGACTGCAAAGGCTCTGAAGCGCGTTCTCAAGTCCCACGGCCTGAAGTCGTCCGGCAAGAAGGCGACTCTCCGTGCCCGCGCTAAGAAGGCTCACCTGCTGAGCAAGGCGTAAATTCTAGTAACTATATAAATGGAATATAACTCAGTTACACCTCCCGCAATGACTGGCCCTAACTACAAGGGTGGTCGTCGTCGGTACAAGACTCGTCGTTCACGTGGTGGAGACGAGAATTACAATGTGAATGATGCAAAGACAAAGGAGTTACTCGATTCCACGAAGAGGGGTTTGAGACCAGCTCCTGCACTTCCGCCCAGGGACACGTTTGGAAAGATCATTCGCGGACAGGCCCGTAAGACGCGTCGTAATCGTAAGCGCCGCGCGGCTCAAACATCAAAATAATTTTTCTCGCCTAGTATCATACAAACGATATGGGTGGCGGTCTTCTTCAGCTCGTCAGTTATGGTGCGCAGGACATCTACATCTCGGGCAACCCGCAGATCACGTTCTGGAAGGTGCTGTACAAGCGCCACACGAACTTCGCCATGGAGTCCATTGAGGTGACCTTCAACGGCCAGGCGGACTTCAACAAGCGTGTTACGGCGATCATCAACCGTAACGCTGATCTGATGTACCGCACGTACGTCCAGGTGGTTCTGCCGGCGGTGGACCTGATCACGTACACGTCGTCCATGCGCCGCTTCCGCTGGCTCAACTTCATCGGCCACCGTCTGATCAAGACGGTTGAGCTCGAGATCGGCGGCCAGCGCATTGACCGCCAGTATGGCGACTGGATGCAGATCTGGACTCAGCTCTCCCAGGATGCGGGCACGATCACGGCGCTCAACGACATGATCGGCAACACGCACGACCTGGTGCTGATGAAGGACACCAAGGGCTACCAGCTGGACGCGTCGTGCGCCGGCTCTGAGCTGACGAACTCGTGCGCTCCCCGCGCGGGCACGCCGGCGCGCACGCTCTACATCCCGCTCCAGTTCTGGTTCTGCCGCAACCCTGGTCTGGCGATCCCGCTCATCGCGCTCCAGTACCACGAGGTGCGTATCAACGTGGAGTTTGAGCAGTGGCTCAACTGCGTGTACTATGAGCTTGTTGCGGGCTCGGTCGCGCCGACGGCGATCCAGTCGCTCACGGCCGCGTCGCTGTACATTGACTACATCTACCTGGACACGGAGGAGCGTCGCCGCTTCGCCCAGCAGACGCACGAGTACCTGATTGAGCAGCTCCAGTTCACTGGCGCTGAGTCCATCACGTCGTCGTCCAACAAGATCCAGCTGAACTTCAACCACCCGGTGAAGGAGCTGGTGTGGGTCGTTCAGCGTGACTCGTACGTTGACTGCACGCCTAACCTGGTGACCATCCAGGAGGTCAACGGCATGCAGCCGTTCAACTACACGGACGACTTCACCACGGAGGGCATCGTGATGGACGTCCTCGCGCGCGGCTCGCTCGCCACTGGCCAGGGCGGTGGCGTCCTGCCCGGCGCCGGTGCAACATTCATGGTTCCCACTGGAGCGGCGGACGGTCCTTCGGGCCCTTACCTCCCTGGCCTTGGTCTCTCGCAGGGCCCGTCGCTGGGTGGTGCCTCGTGGCTTGACTCCAACCTCAACGCCAGCGGTAACGACCAGCAGTTTGTGTTTGAGGACACGACGAACTACCTGCTCGCGAAGGTCATCCTCTTCTCTGGAGTCAAGTGCGAGGGCAAGAACCCGGTGGAGGTTGCCAAGCTCCAGCTCAACGGCCAGGACCGCTTCACGGAGCGCGAGGGACGCTACTTCAGCATCGTGCAGCCGTTCCAGCACCACACGCGCACACCGGCGGTGGGCATCAACGTGTACTCGTTTGCCCTGAAGCCCGAGGAGCACCAGCCGTCTGGCACGTGCAACTTCTCGCGCATTGACAAGGCGACGCTCCAGCTGACGGTGTCCGTCAACACGGTGCGCGGTGGCCGCACGGCGCAGGTCCGCGTGTACGCCGTCAACTACAACGTGCTGCGCGTCATGAGCGGCATGGGTGGCCTCGCGTACTCCAACTAAATACGTTTAGTAGCAACAACTCAACAACAACTCAAAAAACAAACTATTCGTCAAAACTGACATATAGTTTGTTTTTCACTTAGACTCATGCGATGAAATACTGCTAATGCAACCCATTAGTCTGAGGGGCGATCCGATCTATTTGCCTTCAGATGAATTTGATAATCCTGATAAACTGATTAAGATTCACTTACCTATTTATATCACTCACTATACTCCGAATAAGGAACGAAAGATTCATATGAACCGCCAATTAGCAGATCATGGGTTAACTGGTACATTTGTTGAAGTCTACGATCGTGAGTTTCTTACAGACTTTGAACTTTCTTATTTTGATCGATCAAAGATCAACCTTCCTTGCATCTCGAATCTAATGAAACTTGTTGAGGGTATGAAGCGTCTTATTCACAGTGACGATGACTATGCTCTGTATTTGGACGATGACGCATGTCTTGCAAAGACATTCAATGAAGAAATGAAAAAGACCCTTGAGAATCTACCACCTGATTGGGATGCTTGTTGGATTGGTGATGCATGTGAACTTCATATTGAACGTCCCAAACGATCCACGTCAAATGTGTTCTTGAAATCCAACGAGATTGGTCGCGTTTGGACTGGTGGACGAGGTTCGGTTCTTGCGGCAGGATCTTCTCGTGGAATGGGCTTTCTTCTTACAAAACAATGTGCAAAGAAACTACTAAGCATGTTTAAAAGTGGCTACAAGGTTATTGCACTTGGAGGTGACGAATGGTTTAACCAATCTGCAAGAGTCCTGAATCTTCGTGTCTATTGGGCAGAACCAACCTTTATGTGTGGTGGAAGTGACTTTGGCGTTTTTGGTTCAACTCTGCAACATGCTGAATGGAGAAAGGATCCTATGTATAGACCGCGGCATGATCAACTTTAACGAATGTATAACTTATATTACAAAGAAATGGCTGAGAATACGTGCCTTATCGTGGGTTCACGTGGTATTCTCAAATCATGTACCCATTATGATCCGCATCCAATGTCGTCAACCACTTTTATTAGGTTTATGCCACCGGATACTGAGAATGCTATCATTTATCTATGTGCAGATGCAGTAAATACATTTGTAACAAACATTCTTCCGACTCGCAGCAAACCCTTTATTCTTGTCTCGGGCGACTCTGATCGTATTATCCCTCAACAAGTTTCTACAGCTACTGAACTACTGGAAAATCCACTTCTTATCGCATGGTTTGCTCAGAACTGTATGGGGGATCATCCAAAGCTTCATAGAATTCCAATTGGTCTTGATTATCATACATTGTCTGAAAAGAGAGGACATGAGTGGGGTCCTCAGGCATCACCTGCCGAACAAGAATCCGAACTCCTGGGAATATCTAGAAGTTCATTGCCATTTTGGAAACGAGTCCATAAATGCTATGGAACCTTTCATTTCAATTGGTATGCTTCTGAACAACGAAAACGAGCAATAGACTTGATTGACCCAAATGTGATTGATAATCAGCAATCAAAAATGCCACGCAAGCATGTTTGGATGATGATGTCGCAATACACATTTATACCATCTCCTCCTGGCGCAGGACCCGATTGTCACCGAACATGGGAAGCTCTTGTATTGGGATGTATTCCAATCGTTAGGTCATCTGGATTAGACCCATTGTTTGATGGATTACCTGTTTGGATTGTCAACGATTGGACAGACATAACAAATGACTCAATGACGCAAACGATTGAGAAGTTCAGGAATTTTACGTTCAATCCTAGACTATTACACTTACAAACATGGATGAATAAAATCACAAGATTGGTTCAATGAAGGACAAATCAATCTGTATCGTTGGTTGTTGTATGAACGTTGAAAAGTATCTTCCAGAAGTTCTGGCTAATCTTGAAACAATAGAACCCTGGTGGAAAGAGTCTAAAGTCGTGATTTTTGAGAATGATTCTGTTGATGATACGAACAAGATTATCAAGGAATGGGCTAAAAAGAAGCCTGGACAACGAATAATTGTTACAGAGTATAACCTCAATAACAGAATAGCAGATCGTGTTGAAAGACTAGCTTATATACGCAATCGTCTACTCGAATACGTTCCTACTTTTTTTGACTACTTCATGATGATTGATTTGGATAATGTTTTTACAACACCAGTATCTAAAGAGTCATTTGATTCATGTTTTGCACTTGATAACTGGGATGTAATCACTGCAGTTAGCTATGGTAATAAATACTATGATATTTGGCCTCTACGAATTCCAGGTATTATTGAATTTGACTGTTGGAGAGAATACTATAAATTATGGAGATCAGGGAAGTATAGTCAACAAGAAGCTACTACAGAAGCGATTGAGAAGTTCAAGGACTTGGTACCAACGTTCACAAAACCAGTTGTTGTATATTCCGCGTTTAATACTGCAATGTTAGCTAAGGTTTCAACATTACATAGATGTTGTAAATACAACAATCGTGACGGAGGCCAAATGGTCTGCGAACACGTCCCATTCCAGAACTGCCTGCGTTCTCACGGAGCTAGAATCGTCCTGAATCCAAATTTTCGTTTGTAGATACAAATGAAGGCTATTGGATCTCGCGCCCAGGTAATGCATGGAACAGCTGACCACACGACGGGTGGACTGAAGAAGGGAGACCTCAAGATGAACAAGTGGGGACGCATCGTGTCGCGTAAGAAGTCAGCTCGCATGTCCCATGGAAAAACTCGCCGCAACAAGTAATGGGTGGCGGATTATTTGGAACTCCGTTATATCTCAATGAAAAGTGTATCATCTTTGCAGCGTTTATTCTGCTCGTGTACTTCGCCCCGCACGCGAAGGCCTGGCAGCATGAGGTTGTGGCTGGGTTCGTGCTTGCGATGGCTGCCTACGTGTTCATGGCGTGGTACGACTACATCTACGACTGCAACGATAAGCTCGGGCCCACTCTACTCGGGGCCTTTGTGGGATGGATGAAGCCATATGGCGGTGTTCCTCCCGGAACGAACCCTCTTCCCATCAAGTACAAGAAGGTTGTAGGCACATTTGACTTGGTAATACTAATCGGCTTAGTTTGTTTACTCGCAATTCCTTATCTCCCGAAGAAGTAATGAAAGATTTCGTTGATACGTTGATTAAATCGATCAACTGGCAGTGGGGCAAGTTTGACATGCTGCCAATTGTGTTTGGAATTGTGATGGCGCTGATTGACATCAGTATGATGGGTACACTCAAGCTGGTGGATCAAGGGAAGCTGCTGTATGCGGTTGGATTTCCTATCGCCACTTTGCTGTATGCGTTTGAACCATATGTCTTCCTGAAGGCGATGACTCACTCCAACATGGTTGTGACGAACTTGATCTGGAATTTGGCATCCAATATTCTAGTTACACTTGCTGGAGTCATGTTCTTTAATGAGAGCATCAAGGGTCTCAAGTGGCTAGCAATTGGATTGAGTCTCTTCTCCCTAGCAATTTTTGCTTACACTGATTAATGGCGAAGACCCTCAAGCAACGCCTCGCAGCTGCAAAGAAGAAGTGCTTTCCGGGCTACGATGTCTATGATTACCGCAAGAACAGCAAGGGGGAGTTCTTTAATTGCCTTCCTGCTGGACTGAAGCGTCGCAAGACACGCCGGGTGCGTAGAAGAACTTAGACGCCGAGCCTCATGGATACATAAATGAGCGACGACATCGTGGTGGCAAAGACTGTTCAAATTTCGGCGATTCGCACTCTCGCTGAGGGACTGAAGTCTATGCTGGTGGAGATGAGCCTTGTCTTTGATAAGGATGGCATTCGTATGATTGCGATGGACAACACTCGCACTGTGCTGACCCATATGAGGCTCTATGCTTCCAAGTTTGAGCAGTATGAGTACAATCACTCGGCTCCTAAGCTTGATGTTGGTCTCAACACCGATCACTTTTATCGTATTGTCAAGACAGTGACGAATGAGGACACGATTACCTTCTCTGTTTCGCGTGCAGAGTCTAATCACCTGACAATCACTCTTGAGAACGGTGAGAAGAAGCGCCGTACTCGCTACCGCCTGAACCTGCTCGATCGTGATGACTCAGATATCAATATGCCAGAGACTGAGTTCTCTGCTCGGATCACTATGCCTTCGCTGGATTTCCAGAAGATCTGTCGCGATATGACTCTGCTCTCTGCAAAGACGGTGGATATCAAGAATGTTGGAAACACTCTTACGTTCACTTGCAAGGGTCCGTTCGCAAGTCAGACGGTTACGATGGGTGATACTGCATCCGAGCTTTCTATTGCAAAGAAGGAGACCGAGGAGATTGTCAGCGGTACGTTCTCTCTGCCCCACCTTGTTCTGTTCACTAAGTGCACGAACCTGTCCAACAATCTGGAGGTTCATATGAAGAATGACTGGTTCATCATGATTCGGTACGTCATCGCTAACCTTGGTGATATCAAGCTCTGCCTGATGCCGTGTTCTACATAATAAACTATTCTGACAACAACATAATGACTCGTCGGTCTAAGACATTACGTCGTCAACGAGCTGGTGCTGTAATACCTACAGATCCAGTAGAAGCAGCACAGTTCTTCAAGAACTATGCCGAACAGGCGATCAATGCACACACTTTGCCCCCACCAACAATCTTGAATCCTGAGAGCAAGTTTGTTGTTGTTACCTACTGGTGGGGCCGTGGAGTCGTTAACGTAAATACAGGACGTCCATGTGCAGAAGATATCAAACAGAAGATTCGCGATGACCTTGAGGCTGACTTCAATGAGTACAGTGAATCCTACAAAGAATTAAGTGCAGAATGGAATCGTCTTAAGAAACTTGTTACCGGAGACAATGGACGTGTACCTCCAGATCTAAGTCCTCCTACGTTGGCTGCATGGAGGTCAATCAAGAAGAAGCGAGAAGACAATATCGCATACTGGGATCAAGACCCGGATTTCATACGACTTGCCAATGAGAAGTTAAAGCCGGCATATTTCCAAGAACCAGGTGCTGTTACTCCGATTACGATGGAGAGAATGATTGATGGTTGGGTTCAGATGTGCAGGGATATGAAGCTTAACTATCTCGTTCAAGAATACGACGAGTTTCACCGACGAAATGGCCCCCTCTACCAAGCTGCAATCAATGCTAAACCACTGTTTATCAAGAAGGCAGCAGAGGCATGCGGTGGACGCGCCGTTGTCTACATCGATGGGGATATGTTCATTCGCAAGTACCCTGTTATTTTTGATACTCCAAATGTTGACTTCATGTGTCAGGGGTGGAACTGTGACCCACGAACATCGCCAAAGGTGAAGAACAATGACGTCTGCTTTGATCCGTATATTCTTGAGACATCTGGAGGAATTATGTATTATGCCCCAACACCTTCTGCTTATGCACTGCTTGACATGTGGTGGAATGAGACAACGAAGCCCGAAGTTCTTGGAAAAGCTGACGATCGTGTTCTTTCACAAGTGTTCACCCGTGACAGATGGGTTCTTCGGACTAACATCATTCAACTTCCACTTGAGTACCTGTGGTTAACTGACAAGTATACCTATTTCAATCCCGCAGGAGACGTTGGAAATCGTAATGACTGTGTCGTTGAACACCCTGCTTGTCTGACGGCAGAAGAGGCTGCTGCAGAACAAGGTGCGTCATCTAATCGTTTTCCTCCTAGGTACACCGAAGATGTTGAAAAGATGGTTATCTGTGGCCGAATGGGCGGTGTCTTTTACGAGTACATCTTCTTCCCGAATGTGACGGCTACATCTGCATTCTTTCCGTATTTGGAGTACATGAAACGGGCAAAAAACAATGCTGGTGATCCGATGTTTTCTGTAATCGGATTCAACGATAAGTATGGACCGACCTACAACAAGATAGCCGAGGCAAACCTGAAGACAGTGGAAACAATGGCTATTGCTGTTTCACAAACACCTGGACAAACGGCAACTCTTCCTGCTACTTCGACAATTCGTCAGATCATGTTTCATCTGAAGAAGGGAGTGAATGTAAAGATTGGTGAACCCGGTGAACCTGAGCCCGGTGTTGAGTTTATTGCTACAAACGCCGGTCAACTTCAACCAGTCAATTACTTGGCAGATATGGTCATTGATGTTACCAAGCCCATGTTTATTTCAGCTTCCAATCCCGTCATCTACCACATGTTGGCAATGTGCACGCAGCTCTCTGACATAAATATCCATCTGCGACAGAGCTACCTGTTCTTATCTCGTATCCGCTGGTCTATCAACCTTCCTGCGCCACTTGTAGAGACTCCTGTTCCTGTTGCCGAAGTTAGTCCAGGAACTCCAGTCGCTCAGAGCCTCCTTCCAAAGGTTCTTCATCAGATTTGGTTTGGGTCAGAAATTCCACACTGGCGAATCTACCTATTTGAACTTAACGAAGTGATTGCCAAATCAAAGGGATACAAGTATAAGTTGTGGAAGGAATCAGATAGGACACCCGAGAACTTCCCTGTAACCTATGCTCTTCAACAGAGGTGCATTGAGATTGGAGCCGAAACAGGTCAGTCTCGCTGGGCGCAGGTTGCTGACTTGGCCCGTCTTGAGATTATCCACAAGGATGGTGGAGTCTACATGGATTCTCTGTTTGAAACCAGTGGACCGTTCTTCGATGAAATTGATAGGATCGTAACTGAAGGAGCACTGTTTATTGGATGCAACGAGGATCCGTGTGGACTTGAATGTCGTTCGGAGAGTCATGGACTGTACTTGACAAATAGCTTCTTTGCTGCGGTCCCAGAGAGTCAAGTGCTGTCACGTCTCCTTGAACCAGCTACGCTGTCGGCGATTGACCTGAACTCCGAGTTCATCAATCGGACAACTGGACCCTACTATCTGCGTAAGGGTATCGTTAACCCCGAGACAGAACACGTTGTACTGATTGACACCTGGAAGATGTATCCTTTTAACAAGCAAGCAACCCCCTATCGCCCGGAGACACCCAACGTCTGTATCAAGGTAGCGGCTTCCAACCAAGAGCCAGGATTTGTCAAGGTCGCAAAAACAGGCTCCTATCTCAGAATTGACTGTATCAAGTATCTGACAGACAACGCAGCAACCCTTACCAATATCCAACAGCACGGCGTACCTTTAGCGATCTATCACTCTGGCCTTGGCGGTACGTGGTCCACGTAAAATGGAAGTATTTTTGCTATGTAACTAAAGACACACCATGACGTATATCAAGCGGTTCGGGGAAACAGCCGCGAAGGAGGTTGAGCGCGAGGCAGATATGTTGAAGACTTCTGCAGATCTTGGATTATCTCCGGCTGTTATTGACACAGACAACCGGACATACATCGAGATGGAAGATCTTGAGGAGATGTGTATTGCAGACAAGTATGGTGAGGACATTGACGATGTCCCCGAAGAGGTTCAGGAGGATATCTACAGCATTCTGTTAACACTCTACAAGGTAGCAGGTATTGAGTATCGCGATGTTACACCCTACAACTTCATAGAAAAAGATGGGATCACATATGTTATTGACTTCGGTCATGCGAGATACGTAGACGAAGATGAATTGACAGATGAATACCTTATTGATGTCTTGTGTAGTGGGGCTTTAATGTGGAATCCTGAGTTCCGGTAATGGATACCGAAACAACTAATCTTGTTCTTGTGTTTTCTATAACAACGTTTCACGCATACCTAATGTATTGTATTTATTTTTGGTTTGCTGAATGTCACTGTCTTTGATTACTTTGGACGGGTATTGTGAGCCTTGTAGACAATATCGTCTGCTAGTTTCATCTTGAGGCTCGGGTTGAACAGTTTCCTGTCAGACACATTTGTAGTCGTATTCCAGACCTTGACAATGTGAAACTGTCCCTTCGGTGAAACAGTAACTCCGACAACTGCTTCATTGTACTTGGTTAGAAACACGCTAGCCATGCAGTGAACCATGCAGTCCACGAACACTTCATATGTGTCCTTTCCGTCAACCTTCTTAGACCATGCACCACCCTTATCATTTTCTGGGGAATCCCAGAGAGGGCGGTATCCATCACGCATGAAGAAGAACATGCCTGATTCCCAAGCTTCCTTGGGGACGGCATCAATGACTGTCCAGAACTCTGCTGGCGTAGACATTGAGGCAATATTAGTGTAACTGGCTAGGGAATAATCGTTGTTGTTGGGGTCGTGATACCACAAAACCCAAGTATTTGGCATCTTTGTGGAGTCAGTCATTCTTGTAGAGAGGGCGAGGTTTTGAAAGTGGTTTATTTCACTTCCGTTTTCTATAGAGGGCC